AAAATATATATTACAATATAATTATAATAAAATCCTCAAAATAAATCCTCAAAATAAATCCTCAAAATAAATCCTCAAAATAAATCCTCAAAATAAATCCTCAAAATAAAATTGAACCAAAATATAGCTCTCATGTATAGCACAAATGCCAAATATTTATTCAAAGATAGCAACAGAAATGGAACCCGAGACCCGTAATTTGACAAATGCGTTAGATATATTAACAACAAAGATGAGCAAAGACGAGCAATTCCGCCAACAAAATGATTGTTTGACTCTAATACGTGAGTATGGAATCACCCCTCGTTATAATATTAACACACATACTACAACATATTATCGTCACTTATGTAATTTCAATTCACGTGCGATTATAGAAACATCATTTTTGGATTACTCAAACTTAATATATTCATTGGAACATAACAATGAATTACGAAATGGTGAAGATACAGTACCCCAAATGCGCGAACGTATATATAAGTTATATGACGATGTTATTCGGATGGTGACGCTGGAAACAAAACAAATAATCACGCACCTAAATGAAGAACGACAAAAAATAGAGAATGATATTAAAACAGAAGAGAAGAGTAGAACATTTGACTTGACCAACATATATGAGCACCTTGGTCCAGATGTAATGGGACTAATCAAATCATACATGCCAATAGATATAATGGCAAAAGCATATATGTTAGGATTAAAAGAGTTGAAAACAAAAATATTGGATACACGCCAAATGACACATGAAAACAGGAGTGATATGTATGAAATTGCATATAATATAATGACTACTCGTAGAGAACAAGTCACGATTAAATTAATGCAAAGATACAATGATATAAAGTCAAAACGAGCAATAAGTGGTCATACAGAAACATTGTTTAGGAATATAATCAAGAATAATACCCGTGTTTTACATGGGAGTAAGATACAACAAGTACGTAAAATATTATGGTTAATTGGAGACTGCTTGGAAGACTGGACAAGGAATATATCCGATGATTGTATTAGAAATGAATATAAGAAAATGGGTATGGAATTCACTGACTTGATAAATCATGTGTATAACTGTAGAGATTCAAAAAAGATATCGTACTTTATTGAAAATTACACACCCAAAGGAACCCAGACAAAGAAAACCAAAGCAAAGAAAACCAATGTAAATGAAAATGATTACAAGAAGATTAAATATTTGTATGAGACTGTCGGTGAATCGTGGGCTGTGATAGCTGCACATTTTGGAAATAATGGAAATAAATCTAAAATAAAGAATATATACATAGCGTGTGCTGATAAAGAAATAAAAGAACTATTGTTTAAGAATAAGGGAAAAAATACGTCTTCAATAATGTTAAACCGTGGTAAAAAACAATTAGATAAATATTCCTTGTATAACAAGTATGGTTTGACACCTGAGCGACTTGAAAAATATATAGGTTATCCACCACCATGATAAAAATAGCAAACATTCATTCCTTCCTTCCTATACCCGAATGTATATAAACACTTTTTTATGTAGATTTATATTCAGACCTCAGACCTCATACCTCAGACCTCAGACCTCATACCTCATACCTCATACCTCAGACCTCAGACCTCAGACCTCAGACCTCATATGCCATATTTTGTAAATAAGCACATATTGTTTATTCATATACCGAAAACAGGTGGAACAGCAATAGAAGAAGCACTGTTAAAAAACGACAATATTATATTACATTCATTGGGAAAACGTTCAAACACTTTATTCCCCGAAAAGAAATTAATGAACATATCGCTCCAACATCAAGTGTATGGAGTATTAGAAAAATACAGTAAATTATGTGGAATACAAATGGACAATGAATTACGCATAATCAGTGTACTACGAAATCCGTATAATAAAGTAATTAGTGATTTATTGTACATAAACTGGATAACAAAGGAAAGCACACAAGATGATGTGTATAATAACATACGTCAATGGGTTATTCAGACACCAGAAGCAACCGATAATCACAATGTACTCCAATATTTATTTTTGATAAATAAAATGGATGAAATAGATAAAAAAATAACACTATTCAGGAATGAAACCTTGACCAGCGAATTCAATGAATATTTCAAAAAGGAGAACATAGTATTGGAACAACAACATATAAAAGATTACAGTCATATGTTAAACGATAATAGCATAGCATTAATCAACAAAGTATATCATAAGGATTTTGAATATTTTGGTTATCCAATGAAAACAACATCAATTGCGTAAATAAACAAAATCGTATTGCAAATGAATCGGAAATGTATTGTAAATCAGTTGGATTTTGATCTTATTATTCCATTTATTCTTTTTATTCATTGCATTTTTTTGGTCTTATTATTCATTTTATCCCGTTTAGTCTTAGTATTTTTGTAGGTCTTATTATTCATTTTATCCCGTTTAGTCTTTTTATTCATTGTATTTTTTTTAGTCCTTTTACCCCCACCATTTATGCCATACAATTTTTTAATGGTTTCCCATGCATTATTCAATGCTTGAAAATCTTCTGTTGCATTATTATCTTTATTCTTATCGGGATGATAGATAAGAGATAATTTACGAAACTGTTTTTTAATATTTTTTTTATCGGTATCATCAATAGGTTTAGAACCAGGGTTTGGAAGGTCTAACACATAAAATGGATCACCTTTATTTTTGATTCGTTCTCTTGGTGGTGGATCAAGTAATCGGTTCTTATTCTTTCCTTGTTTCTCTTGTTCTTGTTGTTTTTGTCTCTCTTGTTCTTGTTGTCTTTGTCTCTCTTGTTCTTGTTGTCTTTGTTTCTCCTCATCTTTTTTAATTTGCTCTAATTCCCTTTGGAGAGTTTCAATATTCTTTTTCAACTGCTCAGGATCCTTGCTTTTAAATTTATTTAATTCGCTTCGTAAATTATCAAGTCTAACAAGAACTGCATTATGTTGGTCTTCAATACGTGTTTTTTCTTCATTACAATAATCTCTCTCGCGTTCAATGCTACTAATGTATTTTTCTAAATCGTCAATCTTATTTGTAAGAAAATTAATTCTATTAATTTCATCTGAACAATCTTCATCCTGATATTCATTCTGATATTCATCTTCTTCCTCATATTCATCTTCCTCATATTCATCTTCCTCATCATCTTCCTGATATTCATCTTCCTCATCTTCTGATAGTGGAAGTGTATATACTATTTCTCTGTAAGAAGTGCCAGTAACCTGATATAAAACAACCGCACTATGAGACATAAATTCCTGATCTTCAACTCTTAATTGTTTTTGAAATGTATTCATAAAACATTCAATAGCATTGTGAATGTCTTGGTGAATTTCCGTTGGGGAATAATTGTATTCTTGAAGTAAGAATAAAAATGAATCTGTATAATTATCTAACTGTCCATACTTTTTACCATTGGGACTTGTATAATCACTATTAAAAAACTCGTTCGTCCAATGTGGCCCTTGTTTAACGTCACTTAAAATAGTTAAATGTTGAATACCACATGTTTTCATAGTTTTCTCTATGGCTGATTTTTTCATATGAATCCAAGTATCTCTGCTTTCAGGTGATACATAAAAAGCTAATGCCACATAATATTTTGATGCATTCGGAAAGCTCATATATAGTTATATGATATTATTATATACAATAATATCACACGATATCACATAATATCACACTAATTATAAGGATTGATGCTAAGTGACGTCAAAATTTCCGCCAAGAATGAAATTCGGATAGGGTCAAATCCAGCACCATAGACGGGAACGCCATAGACTTGAATATAATAGTTGTAAACGGGAGCAAGTTGAAAGTTGCGAACAATTGCAAATTGTCCGGAGGTGGTGGAGTTTTGTATAATCTCACTATTAGCCTGTGTCAAAAGGTCATTCACTTTTTGCTGTAAAATCGTCTTCTCAATGTGTAAAGTAATATTACCACTGTGTAAAGTAACGGAATGGAATGCTGCCATGAGTGTTTCTCTTGACAATGTAAGAAGCAAATGAAGTGCGTCATCGGAAGTATTGGAAATTAAAACAGTAATCTGGTCATATACATCAACATATACACTATTGTCTGTAGATATACGCTCATAATTGCGCGATGCTGCGTGGATACCATAATCATCGTGAATTTTCTGTAATAAAGATAAGTAGTTTGTTCTAATATTTACCAAGTCGGCATTGTCTTGAGTAATATATACAATTTGTTGTGTAGTGTTAAATAGAATATCAAAAAATGAATTATTGTCGTAACTAATAGGCTGAAATAATGGCTTACTTGCACTGCCATTACCAACATTAAATGAAACTTGACTGGTAAACATAGATTTGGATGTCATTGTAATTTAAATATAAATATAAATATAAATACAAAAAATCAAAAGCACAACAACCAATATAGTGTATCATGATAAATGAAAACCAACCCAACCAACCCAACCAACCCAACTATTAAGAAAACTTCTTCATATGTTGAATAGCATAATGTGCTGTTTCAAGGGAACCTTCAATCCACTGTTGATTGAATTGTGAATAGTGTTCGCCGCAAATAGCCATAGGAATATCTTCAAACTGACTGGAAATAGCATTAGAAGTTTCTTCACTATTGGTATCAATGCCCCAAAAAGCAACGCCACATTCCCAATAAAAAACATTCAAGTCTATAAACATCGGAATCTGAATATCTAAACTTTGTTTAATACACTTTGAAATATGGTCATGAACTCCAGATTTCCCTTTTTTATCATAAATGCTTTTCCAATTACGTGCATAGTGACTGTCAGAATAAGAAATCATAATAATCCCGTTTTCTTCATCAATGGGAATAATCATACGCAAATCATTATTGGTAGTAATGCGACCTTTGAATCCATGAAACCATACACGTTTATCATTGTCACACTCATTCACTTGTTGTTTCGGATATTTTGCGTAAATACGACAAAGGGGAGAACATTGAATCGCCGAAAGGTGCTGTTGAATGGGTTGAAAAAGCTTCATTTTATTCAGTACATACTTTGGCAGCGCACAAATACATTTGCGTGCTTGGAATACCGTTTTCACAGATTTGTGACTACATACAATGTCAAAAATATTGGTAATTGATGAAAAACGTATATCGTCAACACTATAATTGTATTTAAAAACAACATTTTTATTTCGTGAAATTTCCAATAGCATATGAGAAATCATAGAAGACAAACCGTCTTTCATTGCATAATAAGCGTTAAACGGATTAAGATGTGTTTTAATCACGTGTATAGCGTCATAAGCATTGTAATATACAAGTTTTGCATAATATCCAAATGAGTCCTTGATGTAATCAATTTGCTTAGATGTTAAAAACTGTTGTGCTAATTCAATAAAGTTCATAGACAGTAAGCGAGTGCGTGGATAGTGATAACTTTTAACAATAACCCGAAGAAGGAGTTCAGTACAAGGAAGTGTATTAGGTCCTAAATACATATTAAGCCCCTGTTTGATAATAGGAACAAATGTATCATAATTAATAAATGACTTTGAAATGGTTGTATCAAGTAAATGTAGGGAACCTGAATCCAATACTGACTTAGAGTCAAATGTCCCATTATGACGTCGTCCAAAAAATGACTGAAAGTGCATAGAATCACGATCATCATCAAAATCAAATAATGATGTGTGTATGCTATCACTATTGTCACTTGGTGCGTAGCCATAGGTATTATGAATAGGAACAATTTTATCGGATAATCCAAGTTCTTGTATCAAGTCAAATATGTAATGTTGTCCGCTATAAAAGCGCCCCGCCCCCGCTTCTACGTTCATATGTTTGTTTTGAAACGTATAAACACGCCCACCAGCAAAGTTGTTCTTCTCAACAACCAAAATATTAGATTTAGGATATAGTTTGGATAAACAGTATGTAGTATAAACGCCACTTATTCCGGCACCAAGAACTACAAAATCAAAAATAGCGTTGTGTTGTATATAGACCATTGTATGATTATTATAGGTATGACGTAAAAAGTTCTTAAATAATGTTATTTAATATATAATTACATAAAATATAACATCTCAATATTATCATTAAATATCAACAACATACGGCTACCTCACAATGCCCCCCGAATAAGAGAACATACATATAGTGTTTTGTGCTAATGGAATGTGTTGTGAATAAAAATCGCTCTGGATAACATAGTTGTTTTGTTTCATAAATATAAATAATCCATTTAATTGGTCAAGAGTGTAATAAGGAAAAATGGATGAGAAGTTGTTCTTGATGACATAATTGCAAGTATGCGAAGGATGGCGATGTTTATAGTTTGATATAGGCGGTATATTTAAAACGCATATCAAGGGTTCCAACGGTCCAGATATAATAGAATTGATACAAATGACATTGTAGTATCTATGTGTATGATTGTCAAAGTATGGCGTGTAGGTTAAGTATCCAATAGTAGGAAGTGTGCTGGACATATACTATATTATATAATGCTGACAAAAAGAAATCAAAAAAGGAGGGTTTTCGTTTAATAATATTTAGTATATATATACAATGAATTTTTTAAAAAATTCAGGTGGCGTAAATACTATGGCTGGTAAAAGCAGTGAAAAAATAAAAGCACCATCAAAAGGTGGAAGAAAAACCAGAAAAACCAGAAAAACCAGAAAAACCAGAAAAACCAGAAAAAACAAAAAATCCAAAAGAAAAACTAAAAGTAATAATATGACATGTAAAAAATTCTGTAGAAAAGTTTTTATACCAGAAAAAGAAAGAGTTGAAAAAAAATTCAGTAAATATTACGAACCGATTGCAGTTCTTCGAAAAAAAAAAGATAAATTTGACAACGAATTTGCGGATATTCTTGAAGATGAATATTTGAAAAGTTGTAATGATGTTTATTGTCAAAAAGAATGTAAAAATAAGGAAAAATGGGTAAAATCATTTACACAAAAAAGAAAAGAAAAATTAGAAAAACAAGGTGCTATATCCGGATGTAGAGATTTAATAAAAGAGTTTCCCGATTATTATGAAAATATTTAACTTATATCAAAAGCAAAAAACAAAAAGAAATCAAAAGCAAAAAAACAAAAAGAAATCAAAAGCAAAAAAAAACAAAAATATATATTAACCAATACAATATAAAGAATACACTTAATATAGTGTGTAGGGCGATGGGTGATTAGAAATATCATCATCGTCAAATCCAATGTAGGTTTAACAAATATACACATTGGAAAGCAGCGATTCCCGAGCGGTCAAAGGGGACAGACTTAAGATCTGTTGCATTAGCTTCGTGGGTTCGAATCCCACTCGCTGCAATTAAGTATATGGTTAAATAGTAGAAGCATCGTGGCGCAGA